GGATCAAAAGTTTCGACACATTTGATTGTAGGCCGCGCCCCTACCTAAATTTTTACGCATGCAAAATCGATAGGTTTCAGCTATGGGACGACCGAGGAAACCGGACGCCGAGAAAAAAGCGCTCGGAACTTTTCAGCCGTGTCGTTCACTAGAAGTGCAAGCCAAAACGAACACGGAACTTTCTTCTCAACCACCGAAATGTTTGACGAAGGAAGCACGTGAGGCGTGGAGGATCGCTGTCGAAAATGCGCCGAAAGGTCTATTAGCGGTTACCGATTTCACCGTACTCGAAAGATGGGCACGAAATTACGCGCTCTATCGCAAGCTCGCTAAAGCTGTTGACCACGACGGCACGACGATCGTCACAGAGAAAGCTGACGGTACCGTACGGCGTGAATTGAATCCTGATGCAAAGCTACTTGTTCAGATTCAGACAGTCTTACTTGCTTGCGAAAGGGAGCTCGGTTTTACGCCTTCTTCGCGCGCGCGCGTGAACGTTGCGACAAAAGATGAACCAGTGAACGAATTCGATGGTTTCTAAGAATTACTGTGGTATCGCTCGCCAGTACATGGAGGGCGTGCTTTCTGGAGTGATCGTTGCATGCGAGTGGGTCAAGCTTGCGTGTCAACGCCAAAAAGAAGACCTGGAGCGATTTGCAGCTTCAGGTCTTTACATTTTCAATGAAGCTAAGGGAAACGAAGTTTGTCGGTTCATTGAGCTCCTGACACACACTAAGGGCGCGCTCGCTGGGAAAAGAATCGTGCTCGAGCCTTGGCAGATCTTCATCCTGACGACAAGTTTCGGATGGCGTCGACGTGCTGATGGCGGTCGTCGATTTCGGCGCGTCTACATTGAAGTGCCACGGGGGAACGGCAAATCCAGTCTGTCAAGTGGTGTGGGCCTCTATTGTCTTGTTGCCGATAAAGAACCTGGTGCAGAGGTCTACAGTTTCGCGACAACGCGTGATCAGGCGAAGATCGTCTTCGGTGACGCGAAGCAGATGGCCAAACAAAACGAGCCGCTGCGCCAACGCTTCGGTTTGGAAGTTTTGGCCAATGCCCTTTATGTTCCAGCGACAAACTCTACTTTTCAAGCCAAGAGTGCGGAAGGATCAACGCTGGACGGCTTAAACACTCACTTGGCGGTCATTGATGAGTTGCATGCTCACAAGACACGTGATGTCTATGACGTAGTGGAAACGTCCTTAGGCAAGCGCCTGAACTCGTTGCTTTGGGTCATTACGACTGCCGGCTTTGATACTTCGGGTATCTGCTACGAAGTGCGCATGATGGTCACACGAGTGCTAGGAAAAGAGATCAGTGATGAGACTCAGTTTGGAATCATCTATGGTCTTGATGACGGTGACGATTGGACTACTGAGGAAGCGCTCATGAAGGCGAACCCGAATTGGGGCGTCTCAGTAATGCCAGAGATGGTTCTGTCGCTGCAAAAGAAAGCAATAGCGCTGCCATCGGCGATGAACAACTTCAAAACAAAGCATCTCAATGTATGGTGCTCCGCTTCAACAGCATGGATGGATATGCAGGCGTGGAAACGCTGTGAAGTGCCAGAGATGTCCATCACGGACTTCGAGGGGCGTAAGTGCTTTATCGGCCTTGACCTTGGCTCGAAATCTGACTTGACTGCGAAGGTCTTGATTTTCCCCGGCGAAGATGATGAGGGCCGTACGACCTACGCCGTCTTCTGTCAGTGTTATCTGCCGCGTCGCGCAGTTGAACAGTCCACAAACTCTCAGTACGTGGGGTGGGCTGAAGAGGGTTATCTGATCGTTACAGAAGGTGCGATGACCGACTTGAACGTGGTTGAGGAGGATTTGCGACTTGATCTCTCTCGATATGAGGTCAGTGCCATTGTTTATGACCCGTGGCAGGCAACTCAGCTTGCTACATCGCTCGCAGAGGACGATGCGCCGATGATCGAGTGCCGGAATACCGTGCAGAACATGTCGGACCCGATGAAATCACTCGAAGCACTTGTTCTCGATCACCGTATTTGCCACGACGGTAACCCGGTGCTCACTTGGATGATGGGCAACGTTGTTGCGAAGGTTGACGCGAAGGACAACATCTTCCCGCGCAAGGAGCGCTACGAAGAGAAGATCGATGGTGTGGTCGCACTAATTATGGGACTCGGCAACGCAATCGTTGATGACAACGACCGATGGGCTGGCTTTGTAGAGTCGTCCGATCAAACCTTTTTTTCATGGTGACTTAGATGTTCGTTCGCCGGTTGGTCAACTGGATCACGAGTTGGGGAGGTCCGCTCGGGACTGCATCAGGGATGCAGGTGCCGCTACCTCTCGCGCCGGTGATTGATCAGACGCGAGAGATTCCGTCAGATGTTGCACTGCAAATTTCTGCGGTGTATGCGTGTGTTGAGCTTTTGGCGAACACAATTGGGACGTTGCCACTCTTTGTCTACGCAGACGAAGGTGGAGGTCGTGTACCGGCTCGCAGCAGTCGCCTATGGATGCTCCTTCATGAGCGTCCAAATGCATGGATGACACCATCTGAGTTCTACTCTGCGATGACCGTTAACCGTTTACTTAGAGGAAATGCATACGCACGTATTGAGCGTGACAGTTCCGGAGAACCCATTGCGCTCATTCCGGTGTCTCCAGATCAGATGGAAGTTTCTGTCGTGGGGGGAGGAGAGGTCTACACCTACTATCAGGACGGCGCGATTTCGGTCTGGGCGCCTGAAAACGTCATTCATTGGAAGGGTATTGGCAACGGGTTCATGGGGCTCTCAAAGCTCGAGTTCATGCGAGCTTCGATGAACGAAGCTGTGCATGCACAGGAGAATGCAAATGCACTCTTTGGGAAAGGCAGCAAGCCGACTGGCGTTCTGTATACCGACAGTGCTCTCAACGAGAATCAGCTGAAGAATCTGATGAGTCGCTTCAAGGTGCAGATGACATCGAGCACTGGCGGCCTGATCATCGCTGATCGCGGTCTGAAGTACACGCAGATGTCGCTTTCGCCGGCGGACGCTCAGCTTCTTGAGACGAGACGTTTTTCGGTAGAGGAAATCTGCCGTTGGTTTGGCGTACCGAGTGTGCTTGTAGGAGCAAGCGGTGTAACCACGTGGGGCTCTGGGATCGAGCAGATCACGAAAGGTTTTCACACATACACCATTGGGCCGCTCTGTAAGCAGCTCGAGCAGGCTCTTGAGCGTCGGTTGATCGGAGTCGATCAAACAGAACTCACAATCGAGTTCAAGACTGACGCCTTCCTTCGCACAGATCAACAGACACGTGCGGCTTTCTACTCTCAGATGGCCCAAAACGGCGTGATGAGCCGTAACGAGATTCGGAAGCTGGAGAATCTCCCGCCTGTTCCGGGCGGTGACGATCTCACAGCTCAGAGTAACTTGGTGCCGCTGCATCGACTTGGAAAGGTGCAACCGGCCAATTCGCCTGTAAATGGCGAACCTGTGAGGCAGTGATGGCAGTGCAGTACAAAAGCATCCCGCTTCAGGATGTTGAGCTAAAGATGATGGAAGGGAGCACGAGAAAGTTCCGTGGCTACGCTTCTGTCTTCAACGGCAAAGATAGTTATGGCGACGTGATTCTTCCCGGTGCCTATAAGAAGTCTCTTGAGACCTACGGTATGCCGAAGATGTTCTTCGGGCATCGGTGGGACTTGCCGATCGGCAAGTGGACGTTTGCGGCCGAGGATGAAAAAGGCCTTCTCGTCGAGGGTGAGCTTACGCCTGGCAATCCACAGTCTGATGCCGTGCTCGCAGCTCTCAAGCATGGAACTGTCGATGGGCTTTCTGTTGGCTTCTCTTCTCGTGGTGCTGAATGCCGAGAGCTTGATGGAGGCGGGCGTGAATATAAGTCGATCGGGCGGCTCCTCGAAATTTCGATCGTGAGCTACCCCGCAGACGATGCGGCTCGCATCACTGATGTTAGGTCCGAAGACCTCGACGAAATTGACTCTATTCGAAATCTAGAGAACTTCCTGCGGGATGCAGGCGGTTTCTCGAAGTCGATGGCGACGGCAATCGTCGCTAAATCCCGGAAACTTTTCTTGGATCAGCGGGAGGCTGAGGCCGAAGAGAAGGCATCCAAAGACCTACTTGAGCGACTCAAGAAGCTCGAGGAATCCATCTAGCAAGGAACCGAAAATGGAAACGAAGGACATCATGGAGGCCATCGACCGCATCGAAGAAAAGATGGCAGCTACCTCCGAATCGAACAAAGCTGAGCTCAAGCGTCTCGGTGAAGAACAGACGAAGCTTGCGCGACAGTTGCTTGACGTGCAACAGAAAGGCGTTAAGGTGCAAGAGGCCGTCCGCATGAAGTCGGCCGGTGAAATGTTCGTCGAAAGTGAGAACTTTAAGGCGATGGTTACTGGTCGTGCTGGCCGTGCTCGTTTTGATCTTGACGAACAGGTTGATACGAAGGCTGAGGCACAGAATCCGATCACCACCCCGGCCGGCGGCGTCGTTCAGGCTTACCGCCGCCCCGGAATTCTTCCCGGTGCGTACCGTCCGCTCACAATCGAATCGCTCTTCCCGACGATTCCGATCACCACCAATGCGTACGAGTACGTGATGGAAGACGAGACGAAGCTCGTAAATGGCGCGGCCTTCGTCCCTGAAGGTGGTCAGAAACCCTTCGGCTCGACTGGGTACGCCCTCAAGCAGGGCACGATCCAGACGATCGCGCATATGGCTCGCGTTTCGAAGCAGCTGATGGCTGACGGACCCGCGCTCGCCGCGTACATCAATCAGCGACTTGTTTACGGGGTTGATCTGGTCGTCGAAGACGAACTTGTTTCCGGTGACGGCTCGACGAATCATTTGCTCGGCATCTTCGCCGCCGGACAGTACACGCCGCATGGTGCGACGACTGACGATCTTCCCGCGAAGAGCGCGACGCTGTTTGATCTTATCCTTCACGCGAAGACGAAGGTTGAACAGGCCTTCTTCCGCCCGAACGTGATTCTTCTGAATCCGGTCGACTGGTCGCGGCTGCAGATGGAGAAGAACAGCTCGGGCGACTACTATCTCGGTCATCCAGCCTCAATCGCTCCGAAGGCGCTCTGGGGCCTGCCGATCTGGCCGACGCCGGCAATCCCGCAGAAGAAGTTCCTCGTTGGCGACTTCACGCAGGCCGCCACGCTTTGGCCGCGCCAGGGCATGACTGTCGAGATGTTCGAACAGGACATGGATAACGTACAGAAGAATTTGGTTACGATCCGTGCAGAGCGTCGTCTCGGCTTTGGCGTCGAGCGGCCTAAGGCTCTCTGTGGTGGAGATCTCGTACTTCCAGTCTCGACGAAGTAAATGGAGATGCGGATGACGATCGACACCTCAACGGCCGTCGGGGCAGTGAGCCTCGAGGCCGCAAAGGAGCACCTTCGCGTGGACTGGCACGGGGACGATGATCTCATCCGCAGTCTCGTGCTAGCTGCTACGCAGATGGCTGAACACGAGCTTCAACGTGGTCTAATCACTCGTGATGGAGTCGAAGGATTCGGCACCAATGCTGAAGACATCCCAGCGGGCATCCGGCAGTGGATCTTGGTTCAGGTTGCACACTTCTACGAACAGCGCCAGGCCGCAACTGCCGGAGAGCTCAAGCCCTTGCCATTCGTTAATGCGCTGCTTGATCCCTACAGGGTGTGGCTATGAATCTTCCGCAGATTGGAGAGCTCAACCACCGCGTGAAGATCTTCTTCACCGTCCATCTCCCGGATGATCGCCTAGGCTTCTCGAAGGCGACCGCTCACGAGGATGAGGTCTGGGGGAAGATCGAACCTGTGGGCGCGACTATCTACTGGGGCGCGAAGCAGGTCGATTCCGGCGTGACACACCGCATCACGGTACGTCGCATTAAAGGTCGCACTCGCCCGCAGGACTTCGCCGGGGTGGTTGAGCTTGAGGTTGACGGCATCCGCTACCGCGTGCAGCGCGTTGCTGATCTTGGCGGGTTCAACCGGTTCACTGTGCTTGACGTCGAGGAGAAAGCAAATGTTGGTTCAAACACGCGTCGATTCTGGATTTCGAACGATTGATTACGACTCGAAAGAGTTGCGTAAGCCACTCCGGAAAGCAGGTAATGACGTTCGTAAACTTGCCAGAAAGTTGATTTCGCGACGGTCTGTTTCCGAGGCTGGTGACTTTCCAGGCCGCGACTCTGGTGAACTGCAACGCTCTCTACGCGTCAAAGTGTCCCGATCAGGCTACTCCGTCGCGGTTTATCCGACGAAGACTCAGCGAATGCCGGTTTATTACCCGGCATTTGTCGTTTATGGGCACCGGGGTCCAGGATCAGAAACGCTGGAGCAATCGCGGCGTCACAAGAAACGACCAGGTGAGAAGGTAGCGAAGCCGCGTAAGAACTTTGTTCCAGCAGCAGCCGAGCAGTATTCAGGAATATTTCATGAAACGATGGCAAACGCGCTAGCCAATGCCATTAAGCCGGGGATTGTATGAAGCTGGATCCAATCATTAGCGCATTGCGGGAGCGTTGCCCTTCCTTTCACCAGAGGGTTGGCGGCGCAGCGCAGTGGGCAGGCCTTGAGCGCGCTGAAAATGCGCCTGTGCCTTTTGCCTACGTTGTTCCGCTTCGTGAGGATGCAGGAGCGCAGGAGTCCAATAACGGGTATTACCAGGTGATTACGAATACCTTCGGGGTGATCGTAGTCGTGCCGAACTGTGCAGATGAACGTGGGCAGGATGCCGGTCGGTGGCTTGAAGTACTGCGTCCAGAGATCTTTCGAGCGATTCTTTCGTGGCACATGAAGCCCAAGGATGAGTTCAGTGAGATCGTCTACGAAGGCGGAGTTCTCATCTACATCGACGCGGCACGTGCGGCCTATCAGTTTGAGTTTTCTTTTGAGACCTACATCGATACTTCTGACACTTACCAGAAGGTAGAGCTCGATGCCCTGTCGCCGTTCGATGGCATGGATGTCGATGTGGACTGCATTGATCCGTCGATGCAGAAAGATCAGCCGGATGGCCGGCTCGAAGGACATATCAAGGTGGATCTATGAGTATTTCTTTCAATACCATTCCGAGCGGCATTCGAGTGCCGCTTTTTTATGCTGAGATGGATAATTCTGCGGCTTACACGCCGACTAATACTTCTCAGAGTTTATTGATTGGTCAGAAGCTTGAGTCGGGAACGGCCGAAGAGGGTGTGCCGGTGACAGTTTCGACTGTAGCGATGGCGAAGAAACTCTTCGGTCGCGGTTCGATGCTCGCACGTATGGTAGATGCCTATCGTACCGTCGACAGCTTCGGTCAGCTCGTGTGTGTCCCATTAGCCGATGGTCAGTCTGCAGGTGCGGCAGCAGGCAAGGTCGAGATTACAGGAACCGCCCTCGAGGCCGGTACGCTCTCCTTCTACATTGGAGGCGAACGCCTGCAGGTGGCCGTGAAAGAAGGTGACACGGGTGCTCAAATCGCGATTGCACTATCAGACTCAATCTCTATTTCAAAGGATCTGCCGGTTACGGCAGGTGCCGCTGACGGAATCTGCACGATTGCAGCACGAACGAAGGGTACGATCGGAAATGGCATTCAGCTTGCACTCAACCTTCGTGGTCTTATCAATGGCGAGGCGACACCTTCCGGTATCAGCGTGACAATCACGCCAATGTCTGGCGGAACGGTTGATCCCGAGATTGATCAGGCAATCGAAGCTATGGGCGACGAACAGTACGATTTCATCGGTTGTCCCTACTCGGACGCCGTCGTGCTCGATGCGTTCAAGACAGAGATGAACGACACATCGGGCCGTTGGTCTCCTTTCCGCCAAATCTACGGCCACGTGTATACCGCGAAGCGCAGTACGCTCGAAGAGCTCAAGACCTTCGGTGCGGCTCGCAACGACCAGCACATGACGATCGTCGGCGTCGAGCCTTCGATGCCGACTGCGGTTGAAGAGGTGCTCGCGGCCTACGTCGCGCGCACTGCGGTCTTCATTTCGGCCGATCCGGCCCGTCCGACGCAGACAGGAGCTCTTACCGGCGTCATGGCCTCGCCGACGCAGAATCGATTCATTCTCACGGAGCGCCAGACACTGTTGGAGAACGGCATCGCCACGCTCACGACTGTGAGCGGCACGGTGCAGATCGAAAGGGCGATCACGACGTATCAGAGGAACTCTATGGGCGACGCCGATGCGTCCTACCTCGACTCCGAGACGCTGCATACATCTGCCTACGTGCTGCGCCGACTCAAATCAATCATCACGTCGAAGTACGCGCGCCATAAGCTCGCGAGCGACGGAACTCGCTACGGCGCTGGTCAGGCAATAGTTACACCGTCTGTGATCCGCGGCGAACTCGTAGCTGAATATGCACGTCTAGAGACCGCAGGCATTTGTGAGAACAGGGACCTTTTCAAGAAGTACCTCATCGTCGAACGCAATGCGGACAATCCAAATCGTCTCGATGTGCTGTTCCCGCCCGACTATGTAAATCAGCTGCGTGTTTTCGCACTTCTCAACCAGTTCCGTCTTCAGTACGCGGAGGAATAACAAATGGGTAAGCGACTAGCAGGTACCTGCTATTTCAAAGTTGACGGTCAGCAGCTCGAACTGCAGGGGAACCTAGAGTTCCCAATGGCAAAAGTCACTCGTGAGACGATGGCTTCGACGGGTGGCCCAGTTGGCTTCAAGGAGACGATCGCTACGCCCTATATCGCAGGCGACTTCATTGTGACTTCTGACTTTCCTACTGAAACGCTCATGGAAAGTGAATCCATGACGATCACCGCTGAATGCGCAAACGGCATGGTTTACACACTTAGTGATGCGTGGCTTGTAGGTGACGCAGCCTTTAAGCCTGTAGACGGAACGATCAGCCTTCGGTTTGAAGGACTGGATGGAGATTTGGCATGAAGTACGAATTGAAGCATCCGATCGAACACGCTGGCGAGAAGATTAGCGAGCTCGATCTGAAGGAGCCGACTACAAAGATGTGCAAACAGCTTGGTATGCCATACACAGTAGATCTTGACGGCATGCCTCATCTCAACACTGCTGTGTGCGCAGCTTACATCTCAAAACTCGCAGGGCTGCCGCCTTCGGTAATTGAGACACTCGCACTCAAAGACTTCAATGTGCTGTGTTGGATGGTGATGGGTTTTTTCGGGGAAGGGGCCGAGTAGAAGACATCCTGGCGCGATGCTTTGATCTCGCGTATGTGTGGAGGCTCGCTCCTTCGAAGACTATGAAGATGTCCTTTTCGGAACAGGATCTTTACGTGGCTCAATGGAATCGCATCGCAATGGAGAGAACAGATGGCGGGTAAAGACTTTAGATTGACTGCCGTTCTTGCGATCAGAGACGTTGCATCGCCAGTGGTCAAAGCGTTCTCCGCCCGATGGGTTGGACTTGCCAAAGTCATTCAGTCGACGAAATTCACGGGTCTCCAGAAGCAGTTAAGACTCTTCAATCGGTCTGTGATGGACGTTGCCGAGAACGCAAAAAACCTCGGCAGTATTGTCGGCGGTCCTCTTGCCGCGGCAGCTGGATCTGTCGGCTTCAGTATGCAACAGGCGGTCTCGAGTTTCACAGCAACTGGCGATGGACTCGACAAGATGAGTCAGCGCGTCGGAGTGGGTGTCGAACGCCTGCAAGAGTGGGGCTACGCTGCTGTGCAGGCTGGCGCTTCTCAGGAAACGCTTGAAGATGCGCTCAAGGATTTCGGCAAGCACATGAATGAAATCGCAACGGGGATGGACACGACATCGAAAGCAGCAACGCTCTTCGACGCTCTTGGCATCAAGATGAAAGGTGCTGCCGGGAACATGCGCTCGGTTGAAGAAGTTTTCCGTGACTTTGCCGACGCAATACAGAGAAACGAGGATCCGACGTTGCGAGCCTCGATGGCAATGGCCGTCTTCGGTGAGGGCGGTCGCAAGCTCTTACCGATGCTGACTGCTGGAGCTGCAGGGCTCGACGATATGAGTGCCGAAGCTCATCGACTTGGCATCGTAATGAGTCGGGATGCGGTGAAATCAGCTTCTGATCTGAGCACGGGGTTCACAAACTTACATCTTGTTGTGGCTTCAGTGGGCAACACAATAGCTTCATCATTAGTGCCGACAATCACACGCATGACTGGGCGTATCCAGACCATGATCGTCGCAAATCGGGAGGCTTTCTCTGAGAAGTTCGCCCAAGTTGCTGAGCGCTTCGCGCAATCGCTTGAGAGTATTGATTTCGAAGGAATCGTGAGTGGAATCCTGGCTTTTGCGGATTACGCGATTCGTGCCTTCAATGCTGTAGGTGGTTTCAATACAGTCTTGTACACGATGGGCGCGATTATGGCAGGAAAGACGATTATGGCTGTCGTCGCGCTCGGCTCGAGTGTGATGACGATGATTCAGACATTCAGCACGCTTGCGACTATCGCCCGCACAGTCGGGGTCGCTATGGCTGGTGCACTCGGCCCCGTCGGCTTCGTGATCAGCGCCGTTGCAATTGCTGCGGGGCTTGTGATCGCGAACTGGGATCGCATCTGGCCAGCAATCAAGGAAGGTGCTCAGGCCTGTGTCGATTTTGTCGCCGCAGCATGGGATCGTCTCACCGACCGATTTGGGGCAGTAGGTTCTTCGATACTTTCAACGGCTAAAGCAGTTTTCCGCGGAGATTTTCCAGCGGTGCTCCGCAGTATTGATGATGTCATCAAGAGCGTGTTCAACTTGCTTCCAGATTCGTGGGCGAAGGCTTGTACTGGTTGGTATGAGAGTGTCAAGAAAAGCGTACAAAATGTTGGTCGAATCATCCGTGACTTCTTCGCAAACTTCGACTTCTCCTCCCTCGTGCCTGACTTCGTGAAGAACTGGTTCTCGAGCGACTCGAAAACATCGGGCAGCACACAGTCCGCAACCGTGCAGCGGGTCGAGCCAGTGAACTTAACTGCATCGCAGCAGGTGAGTGGCCGCGTCGCGGTCGACGTAACTGCGACCGGCGGCGCATCGGCGGCGATCACTGACGCTCAAGGCGGTGGCGGCCTCGACATTCTTGGCTCCGTCGGTTATGCCGACCGGTACTCATACTGAGGTTTTGGATGAGTAAGTTCTCTGATCAGCTTCAGCCGGCAAGCTTTAGAGGTATACCCTTTGAGGTGACTGCGTCAGGTTTGAAAATTGGGCGCCGTACGGTGGTCCACGAATATCCTCAAAAGGATCAGCCATTTGTTGAAGATTTAGGGCGAGCGACGCGACAGATCACTCTCACTGCGTTCGTTATTGGTGATGACTATATCGCGCAGGCTCAATCCTTAATGGCAGAGCTGGAGGCTCCAGGGTCTGGCACGCTCATACACCCTTGGCTGGGCGAGATGGAGGTGACGATTACCTCCATCTCAGAGCTCAAATTTGATGCAGCACTCGGAGTTGCGTCGGTGGTAATCACCGCGACAGAGGCCGGCATTCTCGAATTTCCGACGATTTCGGTGGACGCTGAGAGTGAAGCATTCGATGTTGCAGATGCTGTCGAAGAGTCAGCTATTGATCGGTTTGTGACGTCGATTGATCTTAAGACGATCAACGAGTACATCGACTCTGCGCTTCAGGGTGACATTCTCGACTGTCTAGGGATCATAAGTAACTCGGAACTCTCCAAAATCTTCGATTTTGCTGAGGGAGTAGCTGAGACTGCGTCGAAGGCCATGTCACTGCTTTCAACTGATCCGAAGATCTTCGCGACGAAGCTCGCCGGTGCGCTAGGACTTTCGCGGTGGGCAACAACTGTTTCTGCGTGGCGCAGTGTGGCGAAGCAGCTCGAAAATTTGGTCGGGCACGACAAACTTTCGTCTGGCACTAAAGCTTACAGAAAGGTCGTTGAGGAAGGGACGACACTCTCGGATGTGCAGAAGACTGTGATGAAGAATCGTGCGGCGGTAGAAACGCTGACGCGTCAGCTTCTTATCGCGCAGATGGTCGGCGTGAGCGCTCTCGTGGGCTCTGACAAAGACTCTTCGGCGCCAGGCACGACGCTCACGACTAGGGACGATCTTTCCGAAATGACAGTTCATGTCAGGAGCTACGATGAACTCATTGAAACTCGTACGGTGCTTACAGAGGCACTCGATACGGAGCTTCTGCTCGAGACCAATGATGAGATGTACAAAAAGATCGAAGATGCCCGCGTCGCAGTCTTTGAGGTACTTACATCACGTGCAGATTTGCAGCAGCGCTTAATCACTGTGACACCAACGGATGTTGTTCCTGCTGTGGTGCTTGCCTACGACTATCACGATGATGCAACTCGCGATTCGGAAATAGCACTCCGAAATGGGGTTCGTCATGAAGGCTTCTGTCCCGCGTCTCCGTTAAGGATTTTGAGTGAATGACTGACAACAGAGTTGAGGTTCGTATTGGTGGCCGCCGCTTTGGTGGTTGGAAATCTGTAAGAATCGAAACGGGCATCGAGCAGCTATCTCGCGCGTTCGCGCTGGAGGTGACAGAGAAATTCCCTGGTAGTACCGACTTCGGTTTTTTTCGAAACGGAGATTTAGTGCAGGTTTACATCGGCGATGATTTGGTTTGCACCGGATGGATCTCCTCGACACCAATCCAGTATGACGGGAAGTCTGTTAAGGTGCAGATACAAGGAAAGTCGAGAACGGTCGATTTGGTGGAGTGTTGTCCTCCATCAGCCGCATATGCGGCAGCGGGATCGAAGAACGCTTGGGTTGGTGTAAAGGGCAAAAGTGGCACAGCGATAACAACGACGAGTACGAATCCCGCAACTTCTTGGAAAAATCAGTCCGTTTCCCAAATCATTGCGGATTTAGCGAAGCCTTACGGTGTAACTGTGAAAGATGAAGTCGGCATAGGTAAGACGCTCACAAATCACACAGTAAATCCCGGCGAAAAGGTATTTGAGTCAATTAACCGCTTGATTACGAAAGAGAACTTAGTCGTCATGGATGACGAGCTAGGAAATCTCGTGATCACAGAGCCGGGGAGCGCCGGACAAGCGGCGGACGCGCTTGAATTGGGCGTCAACATACTTGCTGGCAGTTCGGCATTCGATTTCTCAAAGCGTTATTCGCACTACATCGCTGTTGGTCAACACGCAGGAATTGATACTGACTTTGGTCGATCTGCAGCGGAAGACAAAGGTACAGCAACAGATTCTGATGTAGGCCGCTTCCGACTTCTGGTTTTGAAGGATTCTGGTCAGAGTGGCGGGCAGATGTGTGCTGCGAGAGCTAACTTTGAAGCTGCATATCGCCGTGGAGTGTCTTTGAAAGCGTCATACACAATACAAGGATGGCGTCAAAGCGACGGCACTCTGTGGCGTCCTAATCAATTTATTCGTGTTGAAGACGAAATTCTGAAGCGCAGCGATTTGATGTTGGTGACAAAAATTATCTTTCAGCTTTCTGCGAGCGGAATGATTACAACTCTGGAAGTTAGTTTGCCGTCGGCATTTAAGCGAGATGTATCATCTCAAAGTAACGTGGTAACTAAGAATGCTTGGAAAGGTGTGAAATGAGGCGATTCGTTGCGGCATTAAGCTTAATTGCGATGGCTCAGGCGAGCTTTGCCGGTGCGTTTGTCTGTGAGAAATACATCAACAAGTACGGTCTGTTGAGTGACAGAAACTGCGTTTATCACAGCGAGCTAAATCCTAATATTGTGACGCCTCATAAAGACGGAGATATCAAGCGAATACAGGTGCAAGATGATCGGGTCTTTGTCGAACGCTACGGGCGCGACGGACAGGAAGAAGAGTGGCACGAGTCGTCAAAAGGTGAGTGGGTTCGCATGCACTGAACCAGTCACATACGAATATACGAATGAGGACGGTCGCAGAGATGTGGCCGTTTTTTTATGGGCAGATTGGATGATGTGCTTGCCCGCGGGACGGTATCCGCGGCGGACGGCACAAAAAAGATGCGCGTGGTGCAGGTGAGGCTGCTTGCAGATGAAGTACGCGACGATCTTGAGCACGTTGAGCCTTATGGGTTTACATCTGAGCCGCTTGACGATGAACAGCCGGAAGCTTTTGCAGCATTCTTCGGCGGCGATCGCAGCCACGGCATTGTTTTTTGTATCGCTGACCGGCGCTATCGGCTGACGAAATTGAAAGCCGGTGAAGTTGCACTCTATGACGACCAAGGACAGAGGGTGCATCTCACGCGCGATGGAATTGTGGTCCACACAGACAAACAGCTCGAGGCGACCGTCGGCGGCACACTGACCGCAACAGTGAGCGGTGCTGCGACTCTCAAAGCGGCTTCAGTGAAGATCGATGCTCCAACGGTTGAAATCACCGGCGCACTAAAAGTGGCAAAACTTATCACCGGCACCGGCGGCATGGCTATCTCTGGAGGCAACGGTGCGGCTGTCACGGGTGACATCAAGGTTTCGGGTGGTGATGTCACAGCGGACGGCATTGGTCTCAAAACTCACAAACACTCTGGCGTGCAACCAGGCAGTGGCCAAACCGGAGGCGCTGAAAACTAAGGTATCTATGGAACTAATTCTTAACGGAAAGACAGCAGACATTTCTGACTTTGAGGCTGATGAGCTAGCGCAAGCTGTACTTATCAGCCTTTTTTCATGGCGTAAATCGGCTGCAGATGATGGTCCGGTAGCGCCATACCGCCAGGGTTGGTGGGGCGACACATTTGCTCAGGAAACTGGTGACCGGATCGGTTCGCGGCTGTGGTTGCTGCAGCGTCAGAAGATGCTTCCGCAGATGCTCAGACGCGCTGAGGCCTACGCCAAAGAGGCGCTTAAATGGCTCACTGAAGATGCCGTTGTCGCTCGCATCGAGGTGACTGCTGAGCGTAGCGATATAGATCAATTGACGCTCACAGTCGTTTGTTTCAAGCCTGACGACACGCAAGCGCTTGCCGCTCGTTTCCAAAACGTTTGGAGCTGACATGTCTTTTGAAAGACCAACTCTTTCGCAGATCATTAAACGTGTGCAGGCAGATGCCGAGAGCCGCATGGGAAAGAAGGCTATGCGCTGGTCGCTCGTACCTGTGCTAGTGCGAGTTATCTCAGGCGTTTCGCATGGTTTGCATGGATTTATCGCCTTCGTGTTGCGACAGTGCTTCACGACGACAGCAGAAGGTGCGTATCTTGAGCGCCGTGCGTCCGAATACGGTATCTACCGCAAAGCAGCTTCAGCTGCGACTGGTGAAGTCTCCTTCATCGGCGCTGGCACCGTGCCGGTCGGTACACAGCTTCAAGCTGAAGATAGCAGCGTCTACGTAACTACCGCAGCAAGCATCGATGGTAAAGCTCCTATCGAAGCTGCAGTGGCGGGTGCCTCGGGCAATTCAGAAGCCGGCATGGAACTTACGCTCGTCAGTCCTATAGCGGGGATCATGAGCATAGCGACTGCAGACGAACTTACTGGCGGCGCAGAGGCAGAGGACGATGAGAGCTTGCGCGAGCGCTTGCTTCAGCGCCAGAAAAGCCCGCCCAAAGCTGGGACAAGGGCGGATTACGTTGCTTGGACGCTTGCGGTCTCAGGTGTCACTCGAGCGTGGTGCTATCCCCAGGAGCTCGGTCAAGGTCATGTGACGGTGCGTTTTATGACAGACGGCATGACGTCAAACGGGATACCGACAGAGACGATGGTGAAACGCGTCGATGAGTACATCACTTCACAAATGCCGGTGACGGCAATATTGCACGTAGTCGCGCCAGTCCCGAAACCGCTCGACATCACGCTCGACATACTCCCGGACGATGAAGCCGTGAAGGCCAAGATCGAGTCTGCGATCGAGAGCGTTGTGCTTGCTGAAGCTGTCCCTGGCGGCGCCGTTTTGCGAACCTCAATCGATCGAGCAATTAGCGGCGTCTCGGAGGTGAAGAGTTATCGCATTGTGACGCCAACAGATGATGTGAGTACGGTCGTAGGAGAGATCTACGTTCCTGGCACGATCACATGGGTGTGATATGGCACTGACGGAAAAACATTATGCGCATCAAGTTGAGGCTCTGCTTCCGCGGGGCCCGATCTGGCATCGTCGGCAGGGCGGCATGCTTGACGCAATTCTGTATGCCTTAGCTCGAGAGGCTGCAAGAGTTGACGAGCGTGCAAATGCTGTACTTGAAGAGGCTGATCCGCGCTCCTCTATTGAGGAGCTTGAACGATGGTTCGACGAGTGGGGTATTCCGTCAGAGTGTCTCGCAGCGATTGCTGATCCATCTCGTGAACAAATGCGGCAGGAACTGCTCGCAAAGATCACTTCAAATTTGGGATTGACGGCTGCATTTTTCGAGTCGCTCGCCGGCACTCTCGGCTATCAGGCAAAAGTGACGACATTCACGGAGCACACAGTCGACAGCACAGTTGACGACGCGCTCTGGGACGAACAATGGACGACGGTGATGACTCTTGGCATCACTATCAGGTCCGACGGAAACGCCGAGTATTTCGATGTGACGTGGGGTGTTGATGAGCATCTTGCCCGATGGGGTAATGCACTTCTCGAGTGCATGATACGTGCGCTTGCACCTGCACACGTATACGTAATTTTCATCTATGAGGAAGAAGCATGACAGCAGGTTATTGGCAGGCGTCCGCGATCGATTCGCCACCGTCGCTAAGCACTTTGAGTTCAAAGGGTTATCCAACGTCCGGCAATCCAAAAACCGGGACTCCCGCAACCAAACCAGGGGCTGCGTGGTTCTATTTGATAGATCAGATGCGCATCTCGGTGATCGATGCATGCGGCATGACGCAAGTCGAGCCGCCGAGCATCACACAGTTTCTTGAGGCGTTGCAGTCTTTCAAATGGACTAAAGATGGGGCTCTTGATGGTGCTGCGCTCAAGGCAGGATCAGTGAAAGAGCTGCATCTTGCTGAGCGAGCAGTGACAGCAAAGAAACTCGCAACACCTCTCGATTTTCAGGTAGGCGGTGTAGCTATCCAAATTAAAGGCTACACGACTGCCGAACTGGCTCAAATAATTCCTGCAGATCGAGAAGTTGTGCTGAATACAGAAACATGGACACTATATGCGGGTGATGGCGCTACGCCAGGCGGACGACCGATTGGCGGCACAACTGCACAAGAAGTTGAATCTTTAAAAATAATTGTCACTCAGTTGACCCAGGCTGTTGCCAAGCTGGGTGGTGAAACTGTGAACATCTGACATCTGAAGAGGTTGGCATGGCAACTCTTACTCAAATTTCTCAGGCATTGAATGATCTACTCCCTAAGCTAAAGCCGTTGAGCATGCCAACAGGAATGCTTGGACACTTCTATTCAGTTCCTGATGGCTGGCTTCTCTGCAACGGTGCAGCTGTGAGTCGATCGACATACGCAGCGCTTTTCGCAGTTATTGGTACAAAACATGGCAGTGGTGATGGAAGTACAACTTTTAACTTGCCAAATTTAGCGAATCGTTTCGTCGAGGGTACAACCTCAATTGGGTCAGTTGGAACGTTTAAAAGCGCTGGATTACCGAATATCACTGGTAAAATGATCGGACGTGTTGGTCACCCAGATAGTGGTAGTGTCTACTTGACGACCGAATGGACGGCTACTTTTAATGGAAGTGATTCAAATCCGAGGCTGGCCATCGACGCATCTCGTGAAACAGCTATCTTTGGACGGTCTTCATCTGTTCAGCCGCCGAGCATGGCGTTACTCGCGTGTATTAAGTTCTAATGCAGGGGAGCAAGGCCATGGATGGTGGTTGGACGCCAGAAGAACTACCGTAGACAGACGAGCTTCGGGACGCCCTGATATCTCCGATATCTAAACGAACTCAGCCGTCAGCGAATATGCGAGCTTTTCGTCCATTTATGGCAATAGTTCTACAGTACAACCACCAGCAATCACGCTCCTTCCCTGTATCAAGCTTTAATACACGGAAGAAGTGCCATCGATGCTGGTTGGACTCCATCAGATGTACCAAAAACCACATTGGCGCGCGAAGCCACAAACCCTAGCCATCCGTGAACAGAGACGTTACCGCCGACCTTATAGTCGTCTCCCTGACCGTCCGGGAAGAAAAAGGGACCCTCTGCTGCATTAGCCTTTATGTTCTGAACAACGTCAAATCCTCCACTTATATTCGGGCCCGAATATAACGGGT